AAAAGGATTGTCCTTGTACCTTGTTGGATAGTTCTATCTGAGGACTATAAGGATTATTAACGTACTCTTTAAGCCCTACAATGCGAATAGCCACGGGGGTATGTTGAAATTCAGTATCTGAAAAATTGATGTAAGCCCCCATTTTTAGACGACCTCCTACATTAGCCCAGTTCTTTTTAGCCCATATTCCGTCCAAATCACCAGTGAAAGTGAACATGTCTGTTCTATTTTCATACAAGTATTTGCACGCTTCCTTCATCATCTCCCAGCTGGCACCCGTTTTGGTGTTATCATCGCAAATATAAGCATTAGGCATTTGCATATTATAGACGGAATATTCATCACCTATAGCAGGTTTGAATATATCATTAGGCATTGTTACGCCATCTTCTTCTTTTGGTACGAGTTGAAACCTTTTTTGATTGTGGTCGTATTTCTGTACCTCAAACTCTCTACCTGAAAGCATACCGCTTTCAAAGTAGATAAGCATTTTTTCACCTTTGATTTGCATTGCATTGAAATCAAGGGCTTGAGGTATGGAGGTATCGGTAAAATCATAGAAGTGTTTGTCGTGATCCACTTCAAAGACTTCTGTAATTGTACCTTTTCGCTTAGGATATATATGAGACAAATCAAGGCTTTGCTCATTGATAAAGCCGTTATTTTGGGCGTTTTTGACAGCTATTGATAGCCCCTTGTCGTCTGAAAGGAATGTTACCCCCTCATATATGTACTCTTGTGATTTAGGGAGTAATAATTCTTTGTTACCATACTTAGAGCGGTCAATATTACGCTCTCCTCCTTGTACATAGAGGCGAGTGATACGACTTTGTTCTGTGGTACGACTTACACCCGTTTTAAAGCCTTTGCCTTTGCCATATTGGAGGGGTAGGGGATTGTTCTTGAAATACTCTACCTTATGCAAATGAATAGTTTTACCTATAATCTCGTATTCTGTCTCAAAAGACTTGGCTATCATTTCCAATGCTTCGAGGCAGTTATTATGATTGTAAGATACAAGTTTCTCAGAGGCTTCTATACAATTACCTACCTGCCACCCGCTATCTATCATATTAAGACAATCTACTAATATCTGAATATGATAACGAGGGGAAGCTGTAAAAGGAAATTTAAGGGTCTTATCGTTTGGATTACGAAACTTGTAATTCTTGAGATTTACCCCCTCACTATCCATGGTAAGGGTATATTCAAAGTGGCGTGTGTTATGTTTTACGATTTTAGCGGGCTGATTGAGTGTGTACCTCTCATTAGCAAATTCACACCATGCACCAGTATGTATATCTGTATAAGAAGGTAATGCAAAATATAAGGTAAGGGTGTGTTCTCCCATAATGGAGCGGTATCGGTAGCTCTCATCAGTAGGGAGGACATCTATATAGGTGCTATTAAAATGAAGTTGCATAGTTATTAGCGATTAGTGCTTAAATTCCAAGCACAAAGATACACTATGCGTGAGACATACTCTTTATATGAGTTTGTTTATTTTTTGTATTTTCTTTGTATATTTTTTATACTACCACAAAGTAAAGGGTAAATTCCACTCTCAAAGTATCTTTTGTGAGTAGCACCTCTTTTACACTTGCTTTTTGATAGATAGCCTTAAAGGTACTACCCAAAGCATTAATGGAGCATTCTCCTCTTTGAGAAAGGTTGTATAATAGTGCTTCGTACAATCTCCAAAAGCGATTGATAGGCTGTTTGATATAGCAAAGAAGCTCAAGGGTGCGTTCCTTAAATACGTTGGGATATTCGGCATATTGTACCCCTGCAATGGTGCTATTGGTAGTGGTCAGGTGCTCTTTAACTTCGTAACTCTTTAGTAGATTGCTTTCATTCTCCTCCAATAAGTAAATACCATATTGGGATAGGTCTATGGTGTCAATCGTAAAACCTGAAGGAGGTAAAGTATCATTAGGGGCTGTATAAGTGTAACCCTGCAAGGGGGTATCATTGGCAAAAGTAGCCTCATAGGTGATGTAGCCTTGTTCTTTTTTAGCTTTTCTCACCCCAACGAATCGCAATCGAAAAGACTTGCCTAACTCCTCAAAGTGAAAATCATTATAGGTTTGAGCGGATAGAAAGGATATAAAAGGGTCGTATTGATTACTTTTAGAAATAAAAGATAATGAAAATGAAATAGTGTCAAGCTGAGGATTGTCTGTGTCATATTCTTTGCCGTAATACTCAGCCCAATCGTTACTATCTAACTTTTTCAAAGGAGGAAAGCAAAATAAATCCTTGTAGTTGTTATCTAAAAGGTAGGTATGATAAGTAGCTTGTATGTCTATAGTGTTAATTTTCATATTTTTGTTGATATTTAAAAGAATTGTTGTACCTTTGCATTACAAAAGGGTATTAATAACTTTTGCAAGGGCAACGCCCACCAGAGCGTAATGGCGGTATAGTATCCCGAAGCTCACTAACTACCTTGAATATTTTACTTTCAAGGTAGTTTTTTATTTTAGAAAAATCCTTTTACTAGTTTTCTGTATTTACCTAAATTAATGTCTTTATACGATAACTCCAATATGTTATCATATTTGTTTATTAGTATCAAATCACCAATTTTTCTTTCATTCCTCTTTAAATACTCAATAGATTGAACAAATAAATCAGTATTTCCATTTTCTAATTTTAACACAATAGTTCCTGCCTGCTCAAATCCTTCATATAATTCTTTTTGTAGGGTGTTTATCTTTTTTGATTTTAGATACTTAAAATCGGCTATGGTTAGTTTTTCTTTGAACTCCACAATAGCATCAGCACTACTAATCTTATCATACTCAGGTAATAGAGCTACTGATTTGCCTTTCTCGTTAAGTGCTTTTGCCATTGCTAAGGTGTTATTTAGACTTTCTCCTTTACCTCTATGTAGGTCAAAGATAACAGTCTTAGCCCCGTTTGTTTCGTTCTGAAAGACGAGTTTCGCCCTGTTATCGTCTATGATCTCCTGTAATAGTTTTTGCTTATCGGCATTGTGTTTTATATTCTTTAAATGCTCAACAATCACAGGTGAAAAAGGTTCAAAAGAGACATAAGTACTTTTTTGGAAAGGCTTTGATACTTCTAATAACTTCTGTAATATATCCTTATCATTTCTGTTAGCCTCGATGAAATAGGGCTTTGTTTTCCAATTCTGGAAGCGGTTTTTGTTGTCGGTTACCCATTGCTTATAGTTATTTGGTACTTCGGCTACGTAATTAGACGAACTTTCGGGGGGTAGGGTTTCATCGGCTTTAAGTTCCTTGATAAGCTCTTCATCAGTTTTTAGCAGGGTGATGATATGGCACTTGCAGCCCACGTGCCAGCCGTGAAAGTGAAAGGTTTTGGGGTATTTTCCTTTCAGCTCATCGCACATATCATAGACTTTGTGCTGTGGTGATAGGCGTACCTCGAAGCCTACAATATCGGGGTTTTGCTGTATGCGCAACCAATCGGCGGACTTATAGGCTACATTGATTTCGTTGCTGGTAAGGCGCAAAGCGTTTTTATAGGCACTTCTATAAACTCCTTGCCCAGGGTGATAGTTTTGAGCGTTCTTGCTTAATACAAGATTGCCGTACTGGTCTCTGACCCTTCGGAATAGGGCGGTAGGATTGTTTAGCAGGTTACGCACTTCACGGCTTAGCTGTACCGCGCTTTTACCTTCCTCCAAGGAAACAGATAAGGCAAGCTCTATTTCGCTTTGTGCTTTTTTAGCGATGTCCCATACACGATTGGAGACCGTAAAATCTTTAATCTTACGTTTTTTAAATATTTCAAGAGCTTCTAAGTTTTGATACTTGGTTAGCCCTTCCCTTAGTAGCTTATCCTGTTTAAGATTGGCAAACGCCCATTCTTTGGTAATACCTTGCTTTATGATTTGGTCTAATTGGTTGCTGAATTTAGATAACTCCTTATCAAAGGCTTTTCCTTTCTTGGTAGCCGCAAAGGTAAAAAGGGACTTTGTAACAAACTCTTTGAAGTCAGTTTTAAGAGCCAATGACACAGAAAAACCTACCCACTGATAGAATAAGCGTTCTATCTGTTGTAGGTAAGTGAGTAGGTGCTTTCTATGTTCGTTATCGTAATTCATTAGATACTTGCTTCATTGAGGCTGCTATTTTCCTCGTCTTTGATTTGCTGTAATTGGGCTTCAGGGTCTGTAATACCAAAGCGTTGCATAGCTTCTCGTTGGGATAATAAAGGTTTTCCTCCATTGGCTTCCATAAGGGTACGTATCATCTCTGTATCGTCGTCAATATCGAACGGAGTGATAATAGGGGTGATGTCTATGGTTTTGAGTTCTTTCTCAAAGGGGATATACATCTTGGAAAGGAAAGCTAAAATAATATTGATACGCCTTTGTAGAGCAGGAATAAATATAGCCTCGTTATCTTTTACCTTGAGGTGAGCGGGTAGCCATGCGAGTTTACGCCCTACACCTGAGAGCATATTCCCTTTGCCTGCATAGAACTCATCGGATAGGTCAGGAGTATCCGTGAACTCGTGTATATCACGCCTATTCATACTCATTTCACGGTCAAAATTTTCATTAGCATTAGGAGGTACTACGAATTGGACATTACCCCCGTCTTTTACCTCGAATACTTTACCGCCAGTGTTGTTGGTAGCTGTTTTACCCTCAACACGCCCTGCTATCATGAGGATAGGTTCTCCGAATTTTTTGTTGCTTTCTGAAAAATTGCTTCGCTGTTCTTCGGCAATTTCAATGAGGTGTTGTACGGTGTTCCATTCGGTCTCATCTTGCTGGTATAGTACTATGGGTATTTTCCCTATGATGTTAGGTTTTACTTCGGTAGTGGTTACCCCGTTTTCAGTAGTGAAAGTGTATATAAATTCAGCGGTGAAGGCTTGGAATACAATTTTGCCCTCTTTGGTGGTACTTTCAACGGCAAAAGATATAAGGTTGTTATTATCGTCAAAGCGTGGATATAGCTTGTATTTTTCAGGTGATAGTACCTTGTGTCGCAATAGAAATTTAGAAGGTACACCGTATTGCTCGTTTTCCTTCTCTTCTGGATACCACAACTCAGCTACTTGAGTGTAACGCTTTACCTCTGTACATATTTTGCTGTCTGAAAAACTCATTTTGTTTAACTTTATAACTGACTGAAAGGCAGCAAAAAGAGGGCTATCCTCTGCGGTATATTTGTAAGGGATAGCTGTTTGAAACATAGTAGCGATTCTAACGATACGCTTTTGGTAGGGTAGGGCTACACGATTGAGGGAACGAATACGTTTTTCAAATCGTGGTTTGTTCTGATTATCTAAAAGAGGATTACCCGCTTCGTCAGTGAGTGGTATCATTATTTCAGGGTCAGGGTAGCGGTGCTTATTTATGAGTATTTCGTGCTTTTTTACATCATACTGACGCTGATAAGTAGAAATATCTATTAATGTTACTCCTTGTTTGAATTCTTCTTGTGTCATTCTCTGTTTGTCCATAGTATAAGTTATTATAAAATAATTGCCTGCAGGTGCTACCTGCTAAATCATTGTGGCGAGTTGGTATAGGTTGTTATTGGTACCACTTAGCAGCTTCATTGTAATATAACGAATAGCATCTATAGCGTGGTTGTGGTTATCTATAGGGATACCTGCTTTCTTGTCATTCCAAGTGTAATTCTTTAGCTCCTTCATCACGTTGAAGCTCTCAGGGGTTACCACTAACTTATAATTGAGCATTGTTGTTATACCTGCTGATACGCTGCCTGCTCCCTTTTCGCAAGGTTCTATATTTAGCCCTTTGTCTCTTAGGTCTGCAATCAGACGAGGCTCTGCACTATCAGCAACAATAAGGTCATCAGGGCGATCTATCAAAGTGCTATTGAGCTGGTAAAGCCCGTCAGAGGATAATTGCTTGTTGTTATAATACTTTTCATCAATGTAAATGATTTTGATGCGATTATCCACGGCTACTTTGATGAGTGTATCAGGGTCAATAGAAAATCCGTAATCTTGTCCGTACCCATAAGGGAGTGAGGTGTCAAATGCTCCTATCTCCCAGTTGGTGAATATTACCCCTTCGGATACATCAGCCCAGCGACCTATAATCTTTTGTGCGTATTCACTTTTGTTAAACAAGGCTTGAGAGAAATTGCCGTGCTCATCAGTTGCTTGTGCGATGCTATCCTCTTTAAGGCGCTTGATTTGTTGTAAGAAAATATCGTTTAGGTATTCGATATTATCTAAGTAGGTAGTATGAATATGCAACACATCAGGATGAGTGGATATTTGTACCTCCACGCCATCAATCATTACTACCTTATGTGTTTGCTCGATATACTTCTTATAGATGAAATGCTCAGCATTAGAAGGGTTCATAATGAGGATAACCCTCAATTGCATGTCTTTTTGACGAATAGAGTACAAGAGTTTTTTGTAAGATTCCTCGTCTATCCATTCCTCCATCTCATCACCTACGAAAGTAGTAATACCATGTAATGATTTGAGGTTAGCGGTTTGGTTCCCTGATGATGTCTTAATCCCTTTGAATAGGATTTCAGAACCTGAAAAGGTGTTTTTGATAGCCGTTTTCGTTACACTGAAATAGGCTTGTGTCCCCTCTGCTTGTATCTTTTCTTCAAACTCAGGAATAATAGAGCTATGAGCTGATACCATGGTATAACGGCTAAATAGTATCTTATGCCCTGCCTCAAAAGATAAGCGTTCAAGGAAGGTTGAGGCGTTGTACGATTTACCAGAGCCTCGCCCTCCAGTGATTATAATGATAAACTTATCCTTATTCAAGTACAAAGGATCATATATAGGTTGGGTCTTAATCATTGTTCTTGTTGTTCTTTAGCCATTGGGCAATGTCTATGCTGCCTTGTACAGATACTTCCTCCTTTATGCCATCGTCTGTTTTGAAGGTAGATAGTACTGTTTGCATGGCTGTCATACGAGTACGGTAATCAACTGGCACTTCACGGAATTGATTAGGTATTACAGTACCATCTTCATCAGTAAGAGGCTCACGAATAACACCCATAATAGCAATGACAGATACCAAGTTTGATACATCATTGAATGTACGTGCTCGATAGGCTTTTTGTACCATTTCCAATTCAGGATTTTTACGAATACGCCCATATACAGATGGATAGGTAACGCCAAGTATTTCGGCAGCTTTAGTAGGTTGTCCGTTAGCCTTGATAAGAGCTTGTTTAAGCTCCTCGTCAGTATATTTTTCATTATCTATCTTCTTACGTGATTTCATATCAAAAGTTATTAAATGTTATTAGTCTATGCGTTCTACCTTTGCCGATAGTGTTTCCCCTTTTATCATTTTAAATTCAGGGTCAAACCCCATACGGAGCATAAAGGCTTCTTTGTTTTTCCAGTTATCAAAGGAAAGCGTTACGTAAGCATCTAAATTTTGGGCTTTTTCAATAGCTTGTTGTTTGATAGCTTCTTTTGCTTCTTTGACTTGTTGCTTTTTCTCTTCATTGGATATTTCTCGCTCAATGTCTTTTTCTTGCTTTATAGGAGCGTACGTATCTTCTATAGCTTGTGATAAGTCGGGTACTTCAAAGGAAGAATAATCAACTGCATATAGATTGAGGTCATAATCATCAAGCCCTGCATTGAGGTAATCAATATCAGGAATAAGTGATCTCATTAGTTCTTCGTCAAGTTCGGTACGTGAGCGCGTTTGAAATATATTTTGTTCCTTTTCTGTTTTAAGGTCAAAAGACACTTTTTCTACTTTGATTGTGTAGTCAGTTTCGGGTGTACCATCGTACTTGTGGATAATATCAAGGGACATTACTCGCTTGTGTCCATCTACAAGATTTGAGGTTTGTTCATTCCAAATAATGCCTCCTAAAAATCCTACATTTTTGATGTTTTTACGCATTTGTGCTATTTGCTCGTCTGTATGCCTTTTAGGATTGAAAGGGGCAAAGTTTATTTGTGAACGTTGTATGGTGATCGTTTCACTTTGCTTATATAGTTCCTTTGTTGTTTTTGTTTTTTTGGTCATAATCAAATAGTATTTTTTCAGATAATGGGTAAACATCTAATATTTTCTGCAAGTCATTAGGATAATGCTCACGTAGGTATAGATATACATCAAGGTCAAAGGTTATTCCGTTGCTTTTCTTGTTCCCATATTGGATAGGCTTTGGTAATCGGTTGTTGCTGATGTATCGCAATACATCTTTGTCTTTCCATAGAGAAAAAGGATACACGAGTTTTGTAGGTGAAATGGCTTGCATTTCGTATTGTCGTAACATTATACGCCTATTCATACTATCGGACTGTTTCATTCCTAAGAATACGTACTCAATTTGTGTTTCGAGGCGTACTGATTGTATAATATCTGATAGTTTAAGTATACGTGTATTTTGAGGGGTACAGAATAACCCTGATTTATTGATATAAGTAAGGGCGTAATGAGGTCTCTGTATAAATGAGATGTTAGGGTATTGCTTTTTTGAGAAGTTTATGAATTTATTGATATGTTCAAGGTCTTTTACAAAGTACATAAATACGCATACTACTTCATCGAAGTTTTGGGCGCACCAGTGTAGTAGTGCGATGCTGTCTTTGCCGCAGGAATAAAATAGCAAAACACGGTTAGTTTTAGCCTTAACCGTGTCTATTACTTGCTGTGTGTGTTGGTAGATATTCATAGATTAACCCGCTGAAAGTCCTGCTTGTTTTCTAACAGCAGCATATACGTTTCGCCTACGTTGTTGTACTGACAACGCTTGACCTTTTCGATTTCTACCATATCGGGCTACCCTACTAATACCCGATGTTCTGTTGATTTGTTTTTGGATTTGTGTCTTTCTAACTCAGCTGAATGTTTTAAAGGATTATTAAATATTTTTCTTACTTATCACCTTGCCTAATGTATAAACCATTTGGGCTTCGATGTACTCTTGACCATCTTCTTCGTAGGTGATTTCTTCACCATTTTCATCAATAGATAGTTCAATTTCAGAGTTGGTGATTTCAATAAGTACTTCAGGGCGGTTGCTTGCATAACCATTGAAAAACCTAATAGCATCATACTTTACTGGTTGAAGCCAATGGTCTTCATCTTCTGCCTCTGGATTTTGGATAACGTACTTATCGGCATTCTTTGGACGAATTTCACGATACTCTTTTGTTTTTGCCCCTGATAGAATATCTTCTAAATAAGGGCGCTTGATTTGTAATGTTAATACTTTCATATTGTGATATTTTATTAGTTGCGGGGGCTGGACTCGAACCAGCGACCTCGTGCAAGTTAAACACGCAAGCTACCCAACTGCTCTACCCCGCTGGTAGGGCAAAGGTACGGCGATTGTTGCTATATAACGCTTTTGCGATTTAGTAAAAAGTTAGTAATTTTTTAGAGTAGTGTTATTTGTTGCAAATATAGTGATTTTATGCGATACTTACAAGGTTGAACTTCTTAAAACAGCGATATTCGTGGCATTCGGTATCGAAATATACTTGTACAGTATTATTGCTTTTGCGTTGAGAGTGCTCGGTTTGAGGTAGCAAATCGGGGCGTAATGTACCCCACGCTTCACGGGTTGATCCGTCTACTTTTTGAAAATAAAAGCGTACTATCTGGGTGCTCATTTTAGCTTTGAGTTTGATGTTTGCCCAAGCTTTTTTGAGGCATTCACTGAATGATAAACCAGTTTGGCGTGCAAACTGCCAAGCGAGTGTGAAAACGTTCTTTTTGTCGGTATTTTTCATTTTGATAGAGTTTTAAAGGTTAAAATTTGAGCCCTTGCCAGCAGCGAACTGGGTAACCTCTAAAAGGTTCAAGGGCGGATATTATAGTGTATCGGTGTAGTTGGTATATTGGCAAATTAAATGATACATCTCTTCACCTTCTACTACGTAAAAAGGCACAAAGCGAATGCCGTCTACCTCCATAGGTAGCCCCATATCGTTAAAGTACATTTGATGCTGTTCAGCAACCACTGGTGTTATGCGTTTGATAAATTTTTCAAGTTCATCTTCATCTTCAATGCGTGGTACTGCATAACAATAGCGGTATTCTTCTCTAAGATGTTCATCATCATCTTTGTAATAGTAGCTTTTTTCGTTATAACATTTCAGAATATGATCTGAAAGATGTCTTTCTACGTTACCCAATACGTTTTTTAATTCGTCGTGCAAAGGATGTTCGTCATCTTCAGATATAGCTTTCAATTCTTTGTAAGTGTAAATGTTTAATGTTACTGATTTCATTTTGATATAGTGTTTTAAGGTTATTACTAATATATTGAGCCTTTTTGCGCCTTGCTCAGGGCGTTGTGGTTAGTAAAGGTAGCGTGATTGTCTTTTTAGTTCTTCTTCGTTTCGAGGGTATTCTACAAATACAAAAGTATTACCGCCGCTTAGTATTTCACCAGTTGCTTCATCATAGTGTATTTTCTCAAACTTTTCAGCAACTTTTTTCACCTCTTTCACTTGTTCTGTATTAGATATGAATTTAAGTGTTACGTTAATGCTACCACCATCGCACCTTACAGATACTTTTTTATTGTTGTAGCCTAATTGTTTTAATTCTTGTCTGATAGTTTTAGCTTTTTCAGTTGTCGGTATATAAGTATACATAATAATTTGATTTAAAAGGTTATTAAATTGAGTTTAAAAGCAGTTTAAAGACTTGCTTAGGTCTGATTGTTTAAAATTCTTTATATATTAGTTGGTGAGTAGTACTTAATGTTTCAAAAGCTTTTAAAGTAACTAAGTATGCGTATTTGTAATTGGTATAAGGGTTAATTTCTTTAACGCCTCGCCCTAATTTTATAGGGGCATTAGTTGCTATAATTCTTTTGGTGCTTGACTCGAAATAAGGTAAGGTGTAGAACATTACTGGTTTAATTTGTGCATTCATTTTGATAGTGTTTTAAAAGTGTTATTAGTTATTGTTTGACGGTGCAAAGGTAATTACATTTATAATTACGTGCAAATATTTTATGTTAAAGTTTTGTTAAATGTAATTACATTAGTAATTTATTAGGTGTTACTTTATATCTTTGCACTGTTAATTATAAATAATTGTATATGGCACGTGTAAAAGACAAAGTTTTTCAGATTAGAGCATCAGAAGCTTTTTTAACACTCCTTAAAGAATTATCGGATAAAAAGGGAATGTCACAAGCGAACCTTATTGAGTATCTCGTACGTAAGGAGGCTGATAGTATGCAACTGAAAGAGCGGTTTCAGCAGGAGGATACAAAAGATGGTGATGAATAAGTAATGGAAATTATATAAAAGATCTACCGCCTCTAATTATAACATTAGAGGCGGTAGCAAAACCAAGTGAAAAAAGAATAATTATGACTGTTTGCAACGCTGAATAAGGTCGCTTTCTATTTTTTTGAAGATGTAATTATATCCTACATTTTTACTCAATATTGTATGTTGTTTGAGATAATAGGATATATTAGACAATGGTACTTGTAGATATTCGGCTATTTGGTGCTGTGAAACAGTTGTGTCGTGTTTCCTTACTAATCCACAAAATAGTTTTTTGTTCTCAATGGTACTTAATGGCTGTCCAGTTATGGTTTCTACAGATTGATGTATTTCTTTTAATATCATAGTATTTTTTATTAGGGGTTATACATTATCTTCTTCCTTTAAAGCCCTCAATCTTTGGGGCAAAATAATCGTGTATGCTAATGAAATCTTCTATCACTTTTTGAAATTCCTCAAAGGTATAGCATACAACGTATGTATGTCCCAGTTCAATGGCTTTCTTCTGAAAGTCTTTTTGGTTATCTGTTTGGCGATTGCCTTTTACTTTCATCTCGATATAAATGCTTTTACCTTGGGGGAGGAGTACTACCAAGTCAGCAACTCCCGCCAATACGCCCTCTGCTTTGAGGCGTTGTGCTTCACGAACGTTGCGACTGCCACCATTAGGAACGGCATAAATGATGAGGTGCGGGTATTGGTATCTAAACCAACGAACGCAGGCGGTTTGGAGTGTACTCTCTTGGTGTTTCATTTGTTAGTTATTTGCAAATACTTCTTTTAATACTTCAGTAGGATAACTTTTCACAAATCCATATTTTGCATCGTATTCATTACCCATTGGTATATCTCTTTGTACGCATATTTTAGCAGCCTTTCTTCCTAACGCAATAGCTGTTTGTAAGGGTACTTTTTTGCCTATTATATTACTATATCCTGAAATGGTAAAGTAATCTTCATTTTTAGTGGTGATTTTAGCTTCTATTTTGATAAGGCGCTCATTTTGCAAGGCTATTTGTTGTGCTTGTAGTTGTTGTGCTTTCTCTAATGCTATCATTCCTTGTGCTTGAGCCATTAATATTTCGCCTGCTGTCATTGGCTTATTAGCTTCCTCAAAGCGTTCTAACCAAGCTACTACGTGCCTACGTACAAATTTGCTTTCTCTTAATAAGACTTGCTTTCCTTGTGCGATAGTGAGTTCAAACATAGGGTATTTTTGTTTATTTTGAGGGTGTGTATATTGGGTCTCCAATATTTTTTGGAGACCTATTTCTTCCTCAAACTCGTCTCTTATGATGTTTAAAAGAGTGTCGTGTCTTAAAGATGTATCCTTACCTTCTTCTTTTCTAAAAAGGTTGATTTGTTCTACAAGTTCAAGGCTTGTAATTGTTTTCTTTGTAGTAATTCCTTGTTGTGTAGGTATTGATAATTCCATTTTTTGTATTTCTTAGTTTAACGGTGCAAATGTACGGAATGATTTAAATAATTCCTAATATTTTTTGTTGTAACTTTTTGTTTATCAATATTTTGTAACGTTACTATTAACGTTGCGTTTTAACATTGCAAAATAGCAATCGCCTGACTATCATACCCTATAAAACGCAAAAAGACGAGCATTTTGCCCGTCTTTGTTTGAAAATTATTTTGTTATATTTATAACTTTTCTATGTTTCTGAGTTTTTCGAGGTAGAAATCTCTAATGCGTTGGAAATCTTCCTCAGTAAACTTGTTATCTCTGAGCTTCATTCGCTTGTGAGTTGCTGCTGATGTACTCTTCTGAATGGCACGCGCTACCTTGCTATCAGATAGCTCTAATTGCTGAATGATGTATATTACTTTTTCGTGCGAGGTCATATTTTTTATAATTTTGCACCCTCATTCTAAGGGTTGTTTAAATCGTTAGAATTGTTTTAATTTTACAAGTAAGCCCCTGACACTACATTAGGGGCTTTTTCATTACAAAGTGTTATATTACTTCTTCTTCATATACCACCTCGCCAGTTTCATTACAAACGACTTGTACTATACCCCCCTTGTAGTCTTCGAAGTAGCTATGATTAGTACCGTTGAATGATTGTATGTAGTCTTTACAATATTCTAATGTAGCCTCGAAGCCTTTATCATTAGAATTATTATCATTGTTGAATATTACATTGTAAGTTTTTTCAGATATAGCTTGTAATATATCATTTTTTTGAAAATCTTCAAAGTAGGTAATAATTATATCATTGCCTTTAACTTCATAATCACGGGCGTCTAAGTTTTCGTTCACCCAATTTAAGTTGCGTTCGTTGTTTTCGATTGTAAATGTTTTTGTTCTCATTTTTCTTTGAATGTTTAAATTGTTATTACTTGTTTTAATTTTACACTGCAAAGATACGGTAATAATTTTAATTACGCAAGTATTTTACTTGTTTTTTTTATTTTATTTTGTTTAAAATATAACAATCATTTGTAAGTGCATATTTATTAGGTAGTTATGTGATTATTTTTTTGCACTAAAAAAAGGCAAAAGGTAGTGTTATACCCTTTGCCTTGGTAAGTTACTCATTTTCGTCCATTATAGGCTGCTCTATCTCATACATTATAGGTATTCCTATTTCGGTGGCGATATAATGCTCTATACGTGCGCCCTTGCTTTCTTGCCAGCCTTGTAGCATATAGATAGCGTTACAATGCAGAAGGTCGGCAATGTCTTTAATTATATGCGCTTCCCAAGTATCGTGCTCTGATAGTCCGTTTTCTAAGGGGTTCACGGGTTCAACGCCTATTCTTTTCATTGCTTTGGCTACGGCTGCAAATCGTTTGCGGGTTTCTATTAGGTCTGTACCGCTGATTTTTCCTGAGATGTAGATTTTCATTTTAATTGCTCTTGTTTATAGGTTCGTATAAGGGCTTTTACGAGAGCTTCTTGGACTTCGTTGTAATCGTCAAAATCACCTTGCCAATCTAATTGATTTATTCGATATAAATTAGGCTTTGTAATCTCAAAATAATAGTAATTACCTTCATCGAAATGAGAATGACTCTCTAACCTGATGTAACTTTCATATCCCTTCTCTCTAAACCACGCAAAAACTTGTTCCCAAGTGGGGAGCGATACACAATCACGAAAGTATCTTTTATCATTCCAATTTGTGGTGCTAAATTCTTCATCGTGGTATGGTGATATACGAAGTAATCGTTCATCATAATAGAACGCACAATCTTTGTTAAACGCTATTTCTTTGAGTTGTAAGGCTATATCCAAAGGTACAAGCCAAGTGGGGTAATTCAATTTATTCATCTTTGATAAATTTTCCGTTAATAATTCTTCCTGTACGTTTTGATATAATATTATAAGCACTCTCTAAGCACTCTTCTAATGAAAAACCTTGTATTTCTGCTTGTAGCATTAGTGTTATAATAGAATCTGCAATCGCATCCTTTATTTCATCCTTATCATTATTTTTAATAGCGTCTTTAAGCTCATTGACTTCCTCAAAAGTCTTATCACATTGAGCAGTTGGATTATTAGCTTGAATAATTCCTTTATCATACCCCCATTGTAGAATAAGATTATGTAAATGTTTTAATTTTTCAGCTTCTTTCTTTTCTTTTTTAATCAATTGGGATAATTGAGTAGTTCCTATAGTTTCATTAGAAGAAATATCACTAAGGTTTTCATAATGAGTTCTGTTTAAAAAAGATATTAATTGGTGTCTATTGTATTTGCATTTTCCAATATTACTAACACCTTTTCCTATTTTAAACATAGAAATATCTTTTGTCTCATTCCATTTTTCTAATACATTTAAAGCTTCTTCTTCTGTTTTGTAAGTCCCTAAATATCTTCTTACTCCTAAATGAGTTACTCTAACAGTATATTTGTCCAGCTGACAATGTTTTTTAACGCCTATATTACTATTAACAATTCTTTGATAGTGTAATGTGTTTTCTGAAAATGTAATCATCTCAAGATTTTTGACATTATTATTAGTTTTGTTTAAATCTTTATGATTAACGGTTAATTCTTCCGAGTAATTTTCTAAAAAATACTTCGCTACTAATCTATGAGTTTTAATCGTACGTGTTACCCCATCTTTTATAAGCCCTACTCTTAGATAACCTCTTAAATCTTTACTTTGTTTAAAATTGACCCCATTGCTTTTTTTTCTATGAGGATTATTTAAACATCTTATATTTCCAAAGTTGCTGACTTCGTAATCGTAGTCAAATCCTTCTATTTTTTTCCAAATTTCTTGTTCCATTTTTTTATCTTTTTAAATTAATACTTTCTTTTGCCCATTCTTGGATAAGGGGCACGAGTTCTTGGATTGTTTTCATTTGTTTGATTTTTTAGTTTTTAATTCCTATCTCATTCCCATACAATAGGAGCGGTAATTGATGTTAGACTCGTGCATTAGTCTGTAATCGTACCATTGCAGTATCTTGCCTTGGGGCTTATTGTGTTTCATATCGTAGTATATATCTTCAATATTGAAGAAGTAATCGGATAAGCACACAACGCCTATTTCAATATCGTAATTGTCAAATTCAAATTGTAGGTCTTGCTTGTGGCAAAATTCCTTGATGAGGTTACGTGCAGCATACTCGAATAATTCTACTGCTTCTTTTTCTTGTGGTGATTGTTTTTTCATTGTTCTTTATACTTTTCGTTAATAACATCTAAATGCTGATATATCATTTCCGATAAGTCGTTAGAATACGACTCAAAAGCATCAATTAGCACTTTGTCATCTTTCATTGTTTTCTTGAACTGCTTGACTGCCTCGCCACTATATAGTTTTAGCCTACGAAATGCGAGTTTAAATTCTCTGCTGAACTTTGTATCGTCAATTCCGTACATAAGTTCATTGAGGCTATCGGCATACGATAAGGCAAGTATAGCATAGTGTGCTATTTTTTCACGTTTTAGCACGGGCATTACTACTGCTTTATCGTGTTCAGCAATTGCGATATTCATTAGGTTTTGCGCTTCTTGTGGCGTTATCTGTAATCCTCGCGCACGTAATTCTGTTAAAAATCTATTGTTTTTCATTTGTTTTTAGTCTTTAAAATGGTACATCATCTATTGGTTCTTTCTTAGCAAAAGCCTCATTAGGGGAGGCTGTTGGTATAGCGTTATTGCTACGCTCTTGCGTTGGTTCTCTTGGCGTGTTACTTGCTGACATTGCCATTGGTTTTGCCATTGTGCCTGTAAATTCATCGTAAGGATAAATCGTAAAGTCGCTACTATCAACCATAAACTTAAAGGCTTCAAAAGGGTAACCACGTGTGTATTGTGGTATAACTTCTACTATATCCTTGTTATTCTCATCGGGTTTGAGCAAAAATACTGTTTCCGCTTTCTTAGTTACCGCACTCCCTAAGTGTCCAGTAGCTTTAGTTACACCATACGCCACGTGAATAATTGTGCATATATGTATCTTATACTGGTCTGCCCACTTGATAAGTTTATGCACGATTTGGTTACTCCATTCGAGGTTATTCACATCGTTCATTAGGTCGGCAATACCATCTATAAATACCATCTTCATCTTCCCCTTGTAACGCTCTAACGCCTTGTCGATGAAAGCTACACGCTCCTCAGCGGTTAGGTGACATATCTTGAATGTTAGGTACTGAGGATATATTGTACCTACTACTTCGGCAACGCCTTTAAAAGTACGCTGTGCGTAGTATTCGGATTGCTCCGTGTCGAAGTCTAATATGTACTCATCACTATTGCGGTGGGTTCGTAGTAACGGGAAGCGATAGGACGCATTGCCACCAATGTAGGTGGCGCATAATTGCGTTTTAAAAAGCGTCTTCTTACTCTTACTTGGTGCAGCAATTACGCTAAAACTTCCTGCAGTCATCGCTGTTGTAGGGTAGTAATTACCCTTGTATTGATGCTCTCCGATGCTGATAAGTGTTTCGGGGGGAGGAAGCGGTTTATCGAGTGGCACGTATGCCTTCTCATACTCTCTTTCAAACCATAAATCATCGAAAGGAGATACTTCTACGCCATCTTCTAATTCTTGCAATTTTATTGACATAGTAACGATAATTTAGTGATTTCTGATTTGATAAAATACTCTATTTCCTCTTTTTTGTACTCTTTTTGCAAAACTGCAACACAATCAGCCATTTTTTCCTTTACAATCTCATTCTTTTCTGTTACAATTCGCAAAATATCTTCTATTCTGTACTTATCATCTAACGTTTCACTCTCTTCTGCTGGTGTTTTATTAGCTTCCGCTACTCTTTTAGCCTCTCTTAGTGCTATTTCATAGTCTTTGTAAGCAACTTCGTATCGGAGGTTTCTTGTAATTTCGGCTATATCCTCTATCCAAAATTCAAGCGGTTTATTAATGATATTGTGAACGTGTGATAATACGCTACTTGCTGTTATTTTTTCTTTGAGTTCACTTGCAAATAAGTAGCGGTTAAGGAATATAAAACAAAATAATCGCGATAGTATAGGGTACTTGTCGGGGTAATCTTCAATTGTTGAGTTAATGAACCTTAACACAGAATTGAACGCTACCTTATCATCAGCATTTCCTTTTCGATTTACAAAGTATTGCAATCGCCGCATTGCAACATTAATATCCATTGTGTTTTTTAGCATTTTTATAAAATTTTAGTTGTTAAATCAAAATTACAAATCACCGATATTGCGCACAAACCCCGTTTTACTACTTTTTAACCCTTTTTGAGGCTCTTTATTGTAAAGTTGGGTATTTGTAAGTCCAGCGTTATAAAACGTGCTAAAATGGTCTGGTTCTAACATTTTATCGGGTGATAGGGTGAATTGCGGATAAATCTGTTTTTGGATGAATACGCCTTTAATTGCTAATTCGATTTCTCCTTGCGTGTAGTTCTTGGCTACTTCTATGAGGTTCATTCTTGCATTACCTAATATCGCAACGTTACCTATTGCTCCAACGTTGTAATGTCTTTTAGCATCATTCCAACGTTTCGACAACCAGCCCGCCAGCGCGATAGCATCTCCTTTAAAATCTTCATAGGCTTTTAAGGTCGATTTTTCGGTTTTCGGTTTTTCCTCGTGCGTGTGCGTGTTTGTTTGTTTGTTTATATTATAATCATTATCATTATCATTAGGGTTATCTTCGGTTATGTTTGGTAATGTTGGGTTATCTTCGGTTATGTTTGGGTTATCTTTTTTCTCATAATAAGGATTAGATTTCCCCTTCACAAAATTCGGATTACCTCCTTTTTTTCCATTCTCTTTATTAACCGCTAATTTCTTTTGATAACTCTCTGAAAACGCATCTAAATCTAATTTGATAAACTCAAAAGCCATTTCAACTTTCTCATCTGTTGAGCCTGCGTTTGCCCCGTTCTCCACATATTCGAATAACATTTTGAAAAGAACGCCCGCCTGCTTGTCGGACAATTTATTGACCACGCTTCCGTATTTAGTCTTTAGAATAAATGTATCTTTCATAGTTACATATTTATTGTTTAAAAAACTCCCCTTGCCCTTAACTTGCTCTATGGACAATGGCACGCCAAATAATAACGCTCGCCAAAGACAAGGGGAGACAAATGAATGAAATATTAGAATAAGGTTAATTGTCGTTGTTTTTCTGTTATTGTATTCACATTCTTAACAGCGGTTTCAAAGTACTTATCTTTGAGTTCTATCCCTATACCGTAGCGCTCTAAATTAACTGCCTCGTATATTTCGCTTCCTATCCCCAAGAATGGAGTAAATACCGTTTCACCCTTATTACTCCACATCTGCACGCAACGCTTGATGACTGATAATTGTAATGGTGCAATGTGCTTTTCATCGCCTAAATCAGTAGCCTCTTTCTTTCCGTTGAGTACATCTGTGCGCTTAATATCAAACCACGTATTGACCTTGTAATCTTCCATTACTTCGTGAAGGTGTTCAATATCGCCCTTCTCCACATTCCAAGTAGGAGACGCCCAATGTTGCCAAACATCTAATGGAAAATTCTCTTTATTCTTGTTGTTAATTGGAGTCCAATCTTCCTCATTTCCCTCCCACTTGCGAAATATAGTGCAGTATTCTGGTAGTCCTACCCCTGTATAACTGCTATCTTTGCGCAGTTGTTTGTATAGAAGTCGTTGCGTTTTTGTTCGCTGCATTTCCAAAACGGGGTCGGTCCAGATATTCACCTTTGAGTGGTATTTAAAGCCTACTGCTTCCACCGCTCTATGGTGGTCGCCTGTGAAGTCGTATAGTCCGGTATAACCGCTTGAGTTCTTATATACGGCTAAATCTTTGGTATGGCAAACCATTAGACGGCCTGGTTTAAGAATACGGTACAAATCGTGCAAAAGGAATGTATATTGCTTAAAAAAGTCCTCGTGGCTTTCGTTGTTACCCATATCGTGAATGTAGTTTGAGTAGGTAAACAAGGAACTAAACGGGGGGCTGAATATGATTAAATCTACTGAGTTATCAGGAATGCGCTTAATCTCTATGCAGCTGTCGCCTTTCATTAGCCAATAGTTAGGCGTTTTTACTTCTTTGAACTCATACGAATTGAGTAGCCCAAAAGCGCTGCCGTTGATGAATTTATTCATTTGGGCTTGCATTTCCTTAAATTGTTGTTCCTTTCGTTCACGAGTTTGTTTTACGTTTTCCATTGTGTCTGTTGTGATAAAATAGATATTTACTTCTTTTGTTTGTCCAAAGCGATAAGACCTCCTAACCGCTTGGTATGTACCCTCGAATGAAAAGTCAAGGCTTGCAAATATTTGGTTGTGGCAATTCTGAAAGTTCATACCGAATTGGGCTATTTTCTTCTTTGTTACCAGCACCCTAAATTCACCATTAGCAAATCCTATTAACTTTTTTTCTTTGGTTTCTGTTTTCTCGCTACCATTCACCGCCACTGCGTCGGGTATGAGTTCAAGTACTTTCTTTTCCTCTTCATTTTGGTTTACCCAAACAATAAACGCCTCATCGGAATTATTCACAATCTCGGCTACTGCTTCAATGCGTTGGTCAAGTGTGTTGCGCAATTCTTTTTGAAACTCGGTAGCGCTTACCGAGTAAGGGTTGAAGAGCATACCATTGTCACGCTTTTTGGTTTGTATTTCCTTTTCGATGTAATTGAGTTTGGGTAACTCATACCCCTCAGCACTAAATCCTATGTCAGAGGGTTTGGTAAGCATAGTAGCCCACGAACTAATCCACCCATAGAAGTCATTAGTAGCGTGCCCTTTTAATCGGTAGTTATTCATACCCTCATCACGTACGAACCACTTAGCCCGCATATCCTGAGCATCCAACACGTTAAGAAACTCGGAGTGGTTGCCTATTTCATTCAAGTCATTAGGGCTTGGGGTAGCTGTACAACACAATTTGTAAGGGGTGTTTTTAAACTCTTTGATGAGTTGGTTTTTGTACTTACCGGTGAAGTTCTTCAGTATTGAACTTTCATCAAGAACCACCCCTACGAATTGAGCAGTATTGATATTATCCAGCTGCTCGTAATTGCTGATATACACGCCTTGTAATGGTTTGCTGTCGTGGTATTTTTGTACCTCAATACCGAACTTTTGCCCCTCTTGTATGGTTTGATAGGCTACTGCCAAAGGGCAAAGTATTATTACAGGCTTTTGTGTGTGTTTGCTTACTTGGTGTGCCCATTCCAATTGCATTAGGGTCTTTCCAAGTCCGCAATCGGCAAAGATTGCATACCGCCCCATTCTTAGTGCCTTGCTCACAATGTAACGCTGAAAGTCGAATAGGTTAGGGTTTAGTTTTTCGTCAGGAATTTCAAAACCCGCTTCGGCTACTTTTCGTTCCTTTGATTTTAGGAATTTCTGATACTCATTCATTTTGATTTGAAATTAGAGATTTGATAAAGATTGCCGCGCGCTCAATCTCCTTTCAAATCGGGTTAAACAAATTAGACGGCTTTTTAGCCATTTGGTAGGGATTGGTTATTAGGTAGTTGTGTTGTTTGTGATGCTGTTTTGTTGTTTTAATAGCCTATTTTTTAGACGGGTTTTAGACATTTAAGTAATCTTAGCCCCCGCTCACGGATCGAACGTGAGTGCTTGCCAATCGGGGTACACAATGGATAAAACTACAACGTATTATTATTTAGATTTTAAAAACTTATTAATGAAGTAACTTTGTCCTTTCCCAGTTACTTTTGGTGTCTTGTTCACCGTGATATGCCCGTCTGAATGGGTGATGCTTGTTTCTTTGATTTCAAACAATCCTAATTCCATTGCTTTTTGTGTAGGCATATTGTAGTCAGTGCCTTGTCGTGTGATAAGGTAACCGTTAGAGCGTAACCATTCAAACAGCCTATTTTGCCCCATTTCCACGCCATTTTGCTTGATAATTTTAGCAAGTTCGCCTATCAGTATAGATGTTTTTGAGGCACTGACAGCATCGGCAAATAATACCTTAGGCGCTTGCGCTTGCAGTTGCTTTTGTTGCGCTTCTATCTTCTCGGCTTGTTCAGCAGCTAATCGCAATGCTTCTGAAAATGATTGAGGAATTTGTTGGTGTGCTTGTTCTTTTGCTTCCAACTCTTCCCAACGCCTATTTACCTTTATGCGCAATTCAGCACTATATCCAGTTAATAGGTCAAATGTTTGCATTTTGGTAAGTCGGTACTCTCGATGTTGTTGGTTACCCGTGTTTGGGTGAGTATAATACCCCTCCCCAATTTTGGGGAAGCCCATTTTTTCGTAATTTTCATTAAGAGCGTCGCAATCTCTTAATACGTGGTCGTGTCTTTTGCCTGTTAGTTCGGAAATTTCACGGCTCGACATTGTTTGTCTAATTTTGTTGATTGTTGTTATTTCGTACATATTTCAATTTTTTAATAATATTTTCCTTGTAAATTATTCACTTGCTTTTCTATCTCATTAAGGTACGCTAAATCATCAGGCGTTGGTAGGTATATACCCGCTTCCTTGCTAGCGTAATCTCTGAAATTATCAATGGCGGTTGTCATTTCCTTTGTATTCAAACTCGCTGTACTTCGCCACGCATCTCGTATCTCACCCGTTTTTCGGTTAGCGTATTCAGTTCTGAATATCTGAGGGTTTACAATCTTCTTAAACATCTCTTGTTTCACGTATTCGGGAGTTTCTCCATATTCTAATGCGAACCACGCAAAGAGGAGGTGAATGTAATTGTTCTGTGAGTAGGTGCGTTTAGGCTTCTTTTCAGTGATTTCAAAGGTCTTTTTCTTTTCAATAAGAAACGCTAACCGCTCCTTTGCTCTTTGTATATCAAACTCGTTGCTTGCGTTGAAAATCATACTTTATTATCTTTGAAAGCAAGGCAGGACTCGAACCTGCTACTATCCCGAGTGATACTTGCTTTTTTGTTGTGTTAATTAACTAATATTAACAGTATTCAACATTCAGTTTCTTTGATTTTTAATACACAACCTCACCATCTTCAGTTACTTTACTAACGTGAAATGCGTGTCCTTGCACACTGTCGGGTTCTTCATCCTCAAGGAAATCAAATGGACTTTCTTCAAAAATATCTATTACTTCTACAATAGCCGTGTATTCACTTTCTTCCACGTGGCTAAATTTAATTACATACTTGTTCATTTTTTATTTATTTTAAATTGTTTTCTAAAACGGCGTTCCGTCATCTTGTGCGGGTGCTTGTCCATACTGGTTAAACATTTGCCCCTGCTGATATTGCGGTTGCCTTTGTTGGGGTGGGTACGCTTGTGCTTGTTGAGGCGGTGCGTAATCATGCCGCCGAAGACGATGATGTTGAGTGCCACGAGGGCGGCGAAAAGCCATTTCATGAGTTGTTTTCCTTTTTTGTGTTTGGTTGCCGTTGCGGTGTGCGGGCGGTTTTGTGTTGTTATTGGTTGTGGCGGATCGGCGTCAAAGCCAACCGGCTGGAGTTTGCTGCGTCTGAAGGTCGTCTGAAAAGCGGTGTTGCGTTTCAGACGACCTTTTTGATTCTGCGCTACGGCATTGCTGCTTATTCGGGCAGTTTATCAGGCTGTTCCTGCTCTTGCGCGACCCAGTTCAATAAGCCGTAAATGACGAGATTATCTACAATTTTTACTGTATTGTCCAAAACAAACTGCTTGGGCAGGGCGTTGACGACTTTGCTTGCGCCGCCGCCGGTGATGATGACGTCGACGGGTTTGCCTTCGCCCGTTTTTTGTTTCAGCCGCCCGTGCATCATGATGACGGCGCCGCAAACGGCATCCATCATGCCGCTGGTGATGGCGTTGGGCGTGGTGGTGGGGAAGGGGTACACTTTGCCGGCGGGGCGGTCGAGGTTGGCGGTTTTGGCGGCGAGGGCTTCTTTCATGAGGTGGAAGCCGGGCATGATGGTACCGCCGAGGTAATGGTTGTCTTCGGTGAGCGCGTCGGTGGTT